TGCTTGTGCGCCCACTGGGAGATCAGGCTGCCCTCGTCCACGGGTCCCGGGTGGTCGCAGGTGCCGGCCGCGCACTTCGGGGCGACGTTGCGGCGGACGACCGTGAGGGGGACGTCGAAGGCCTTGCACTGGGCCTGGACGATCTCGAGGCTGCCCTCGTGCTCCTGCTCGCCCATGTCGGCGTGGACCACCGAGAGGCGGTCGAGGACGTTGGCCTCGCGGCAGGTCTCGAACGTGAGGAGCAGCGCGACCAGCGAGTCGACGCCGCCCGAGGAGCTGACGACGATGTCGTGGGCCCGGCGGAGGTCCTCGAGGCTGGTGGGGGTCGCGAAGTCGTTGTCGTTTCCGTGGGCCATGTAGAGCTTATCGGTCGGCATGGGAGAAACCTGAGAGAAACCGAGCAGGTGCACGAAATCAGCCCCGCGGGCGTTCCCCGTGGAACGTCCTAGCTCTCGAGGCCGTCGATCGGGCGGAGCCGGAAGACGTCCGCCGATCGGGTGGCGTCGCCGTTGGGCTTGGCCAGCAGCGCGTCGAGCGCGGCCCAGCCGTCGGGGTGGGGCGCGTCGTCGCAGCCGTCCCGGCAGGTGGAGCCGTCGGGGTGGACCAGCGCCTGGTGCTGGCGGTCGAGGCTCGCGGGGCCCTCGTCACCGCATCCCGGGGCGCAGGGCTCGACCTCGTGGTCGGCGCCGCACTCGGGGCAGAGCGCCTGGTGGCGCTCCTCGTCGATGTCGGTCGGCTCGTTGATGTCCATGCCAGACGTATCGGCAGGACCAGGTGGAGCTTGAGCGCTTCACGCCCGGCGCTCTTCGCGGAGCTGGTAGCGGGTGCGACGCCCTCGAGATTGCCCGCAGGCGTCGCAGGTCGCCTCGAGGCTGACGGTCTCGACCCAGGCCTCCACCAGGAGGCGGGCCAGCGTCTTCAGCGCGTGGGTCAGCTCGAGGCCGGCGAGCTTGGCGACCTGGTCGAGGCTGAGCGGCTTCTCGGCCAGGGCCAGGACAGCGATCACCGAGGAGCGGTGAGCCTCGGGCGAGGTGGTCTTCGTCGCGGTGGCGCTCATGGGGCGGTCCCTCCTGGCTGAGTGGGTGGCCCGGCCGGCGGCCTGGTGACGCTACACTCGACCCGCTCCGGCGCGCTGGGTGGTCCCCGCGGCATGGCCTTCGCCGGGTCGCCGTCAGGTCGTTCAATTCGGCAGGCGGCGCGTCGGAGCGCTCCCCCTCCCGAACGTAGTGGGGCCGGGCTGCTTTCGCGGCCCGGCCCCTGGTGGGTGGTTCCTGAATGGTCCTAGCTAGGCAGTGCCGTGCAGGCGAACATGAAGAGAGAGACGAGCGGGCCGCCGAGGACCATGATGAGCAGGAGAGTCTGGGTCATTGTTTTCTTCCTTTCAATCTGCTGTGTACCCTTCTCTCATCGTCCGATCGGGCCTGGGCTTGAGAGAAATCGACGGCTCTGCTGGCCCTGGGGGTCTCGAGGTGAGATAGCCGAGGGGCTACTTGGTGGCCGCCTTCTCGAGGCAGGCCCCAGGAAGCGGTCGAGGGCGCCGGGCCCCTCAGCCCGACGCCCTCTGGTCCTCCCGGCTGCCCCCAGGCACCTACACCGCGAGGACCCCCTGGCCTTCGACGCTACAGCCGCTTCGGCTCCGGCGCTGGCGCATCGCTGACCGGCGCGTCATGCCTCGCGGCAGCGCGTCACCCTAGATTCAATTTCGGCTGCTCCGATATGCTCCGCAGGTACTCCGACGCGTTCTTCCAGTACGATCGCTTCAGCTCGATTCCTACGAAGCGCCGGTCCAGCGTCAGTGCCTGGTAGCCTTCACTTCCAATGCCCATGAACGGCGACAGCACCGTATCCCCGGGATTCGACCAGAGAACGAGCGCGCGGGTAATGACATCGAGCTGGAGCGGGCACAGGTGGCGCTCGTCGTTCTGCTCTCGCGCCAGCTTCACGTTCAGCACGTTGCCCTGCTTCACGGTTGTCCACACGGGAGAGGCCCATTCCTGCCACTGATCGAGTGTGAACGAGTCTCGGTCGTGTGCGATCGGAATCGCGTTTTCTCCAGGCTTAACGAAGGTCATCAGATAGTCCGGCATTCCTCCGCGAGACTTCGCGCTGTCCTTTCGCAGCTGCTTGTAGAGCAAGCCCACGTGCTTCGTCCGCGTCATCTCGACGACGGGACACTTCCAGATTGTTCTCCGTGAATGAAGAATCCAGCCTTCGGCCTCGTGAAGCGCGATGATCTGGCCGCTGAAGTCTTTGATTCCAACGGCGCCATCGCGCCACTTGGTGAGAGGCAGGTCTGAACAATGAACCGCCGTGATCCGTCCAGGCTTCGTGAGTCTCAGCTTCTCGGCGACTAGAAAGCGATACTGCTCGCAGAATTCAGCATCCGTCGCGCAGTTGCCCATGTCGGCCGCGCTGTCCGAGTAGACGAAGAGATTCCCGAAAGGCGGCGAGTAAACCGAGAAGTCGATGCACTCGTCTGGGAGCTGGCGGCACACCTCAACGCAATCCCCGAGATAGGCCACCCAGCCGTCTCCGTGGGACTCGGCCATGCACATCACCTCTTGGCTCACAGCCATGCCGGCATCCTTCCCTTGTGGCCTGCGCGGTACGCCACTCGCGATTTCTCGCTGCTAGTTGAAATGGCTCGTCGCATCGCCTTGGCCATCTCGCGCTTCATGTCCGCGTGGCCCTCGGCCTTCCGGTCGATTACGCGGCCGATGGCTTCCTCACCCGCTGCGACGATGACGTGGCAATCTACGGGTCGCTTCTGTCCGAATCGCCACAGCCTGCGCACGGCCTGATACCATTTCTCGTAGGAGAACGAGCGCCCGACGAAGATGGTTCGAGCGCAGTGCTGCCAGTTCAATCCGAATCCGCAGACCGAGGGCTTCGTAATCAAAATGCGCGTCTCGCCCTCCACAAAGGCTTGCAGGGTAGATTCCTTGCGGTCGATCGAGTGCGATCCGCGAACCTCGGCCACAGCTCGGAAGTCGGATAGCGCGCGACCGAGCGCGTCTGCCTCATAGTCCGTGTCGCACCAGATGACCCATGCCTGATCGGCCTCGGCGGCTACGATCTCCGACGCGCACTCAGCGCGATCCTTCGATGTCTGCCGCTTGAGCGCGTGCATCCCTGTGGCAGAGACCTGCTCGGCTGCAAACAGAGAGCCTGGAACTGCCTTCACCAGCGAGCGGATTCCGTGGTGGAAGTTGCGGAGCTGTGGAAGCTGGAATCCCTCGTCCGAATCTCCAAGATCGGAGGGCATCGAGGCCATGCGAGACCAGCTCGCCATCCAATCCCAGAACGCGATGAGCGCGTGGCCCTTCAGCCGCCAGTGCTGCGAGGCCGTCGAGGAGTCATTGATGAAAAAGCGCGAGAGCATTTCGCTAGCTGCGAGGATCCCGCAGAAGGAGGAATGCTGGCCGAGCTCCATGTGGTCGTTTGGGGCCGGCGTAGCAGTCGACGACATGCGGAACCGGGTGCTGCGAAAGACCTCGATCAGCGCGCGGGACGTCTTGCCCGCGAAGCTCTTGAGGATCGACGATTCATCCAGCACCACGGACCCATAAGAGCCCGGGTCGAGCTTGTCGAGGCGATCGTAGTTGCAGATGTCGATCCCGTCGCGCGACTCAGACTTGTCGCGGATCACTCGTGCATCATATCCCCATCGCTGTGCCTCGCGTGCGATCTGCGCAGCAACTGCAAGCGGTGTCAGGATCAGGGCGCGACCATTCGTCGCGTCGGCGGCGTGCCGGCTCCACTCCAGCTCGCACGCTGTCTTGCCGAGGCCTGTGTCGAGGAATAGGCCGCCGCGGCCGATGGAAAGTAGAAAGGAGACACATTCTCGCTGGTACGCGAACAGATGCTCCGCCAAGTCGGCTTGAGGCCTCGTTATGCCCACCGCATCGACGCGGATGGCTTTGCGATCGAGTAGCTCTCGATAGTCTTCCTGGCTGGGCATGTTGGCGGCGTTGGTCTCCGGTGTCATCCTACCACAAAGATTCAGCTGGCCTGGCCTTGGGTGTGGGCTCCTACGACCACGAAGTCGCGGCCGATCCCTCGGCGCATGGCCAGGCCCGGACCGTCAGCTCTAGGCTCAGCGCGATCGCGATGGAGGTGGCCGCCTAGCTGGTGCCAGACCAGGGCAGCGTGACCTCCTGGCACTTCGGGCAGGTGAGCTGCGCGGTGAAGGCTGGGTCGACGATCAGCCGGCCGAGCTTCGCGCCGCAGACGGCCGCCGCGAAACCGCTAGCGCTTGTGATCGCGGCGTGGACCAGGCCGCGGCCCTTGAGATCGTCGAGCGCCTCGATCGCGCTCCGGATGCAGCTCTCGCAATAGATCCGATCGACGCCGCGGAGGTCGCTGTGGATCGGATAGGCCTCCTCGGTGCGCGCGTCGATCCGCACCGTAAACCACGGCCCCGGCCTGGTGCCGAGCGGCCTGGTGCCGGCGCCCTTGAATTCCGCTTCCAGCTTGCCGTCCACCTCGATCGCGAGGTCGCAGCCGTCGCACTCGATCGTGGTCCGCGTGATCGTTCGCTCACCCACGCGCTCGCCTCCTCGCCAACATCGCCAACATCGCCAGGCCGGCCGCCAACATCGCCAGCCTCGAGGGCTCGGGGACCGGGATCAGGTAGGTCTCGTGCTCGGTCGTCTCCGGCATCCAGGCCACGGTCTGGCACTCCCACCGCTTGCCCAGCTCGAAGAAATCCGGGACGCCGCTGCCGTC